CACCCGCCACATTATCCGAAAACAAAAATATTTTACAGGATTTTCCTGAAGTTATGGGCTTTAATTGCAGACCGTTCAGGATTAATCAGTAAGCATGTTGTAACAAGTGAACATTTAGGTTGGGAGTTGCGCAAAGGACTGAAAACAAAACTACCTATTGAAGTACGACCATCAGAAATAAAATTGATCGATTACAAAAAACCGAAAAATGCAAGGTTTACGGTAGGTGTTTATTGTCCTTTGCCATACAGCAAATTTAAAGAGTGGTTATATGGATTGGACATTGTCTCAGAATTAAAAATGAATATTTATTTTGGTAATGTTCAATTTTACTTTTTGCATGATGGAAAGTTTTTTGATAATTGGATAACTAATATTGATTGTTACATACGGCCGAACCGGCACGATGGGCAAAGCCGGATCAGTCTTGCTTGTGAAAAGTACGGGATACCATACCTGGAATCAAAATCTGATCCTAAATATGGAGACTTTGTAAAGTTTATTCATAAACAATATAACATTTGGTTAAATGGATTGGATTTTTAAAGTTGCGACAAATACGCCGTATTTTTTTATCTTTGTTTGGATGCTGTTTTTTTTAATTCTGATAATATTTCTTAAATTCAATGGTAGTAATCGACAGAAATAAACCAGAACATCCATACGAGAATTTGAACCTTTCTGAAGTCGCTCAATTGATCGGGGTATGTCGGCAAACGGTTTCATCCTGGAAAAATCAACACTACAAAAAGCATCATAGAAACTTTATAATTTACCTTCATTCAAAGCCGAAAATTTAACATAATTCCGCAAATGTGTTAAAATTGCGTTAAGTCAATTGACAATTGATAACCGTTTTTTTATTTTTACGGGTTTTAAACGTCGGTTGCGATGGAGTTTAACATTTCCTTTAAAACGGGTAAAAATAAGTTAATTACTAAAGCTGTCAATTTTAGCCAGTCTTTTCTTAATTATATCAATGGCAGCAGTGTACTCGGAACATCAAACAAAGAGTTAAAACAAACTTTAGAAACAATACCCGACATTTATACGATTACCGATTACACAGCGTCGGTAATTTCAAACCTACCGTTAAAATTTACAAAGCCCTCAGGAGCAAAATCAAATAATGAAGATTTAAAAAAACTATTCTCAACTCCCAATTATTACCAATCCTGGAAAGAGTTTGTTAAGACGTATTTTTATTATTATGAAATATTTGGCAATGCCTTTGTTTATTTCATCAAGCCAAACGGAATGCAGACTATTAGCGAAATGTATCTTTTGCCGGTAGAATTTACAGGGGTTGTTCTAAAATATGATAATAAACTTCCGGATTGGGGTAATCAAGTGATCGGTTATAAAGTTACAATTAACGGTCAGGATATTGTTTTGTCCGTTGATGATGTTTTACATAACAGGTATCCAACGCTAAAATACGTTCAAGGGAGTTATATTTGGGGAATGTCAAAGTACATTCCTGGTAATAAAAACGCTAATGAGTTGGAAGCTATTTATGATGCTAAAACTTCTATAATTAGCAATCGCGGTGCGTTGGGTATATTTTCAAATGAGAGCAACTTTCCAAATAGCGAAGAAAGTAAAAATGTTCAAGATAAACTTGGTAGTATTTACGGACTTGGAAGTGATCAAAAAAAGTTTATTGTAACAACTGAAAAACTGGTTTATCAACAAATAGCAATGAATCTTCAGGAATTACAGTTGATCGAAAATAATAAACTATCCTTTGAAAAGATATGTCAGTTGAACGGTTATGATGCGGTAATATGGTCAACAGAAGGTAGCACCTTCTCAAACAAAGAACAAGCAAAGATAGCAGCTATTAAGGATGTTATTAAACCAAAAGCTGATGATTTTTATAGCAACATAAATTCATTTATTGCGCCGTATTTTGACGGTCATAAGGTAGAGCCGGACTGGGATAAGGTCAGCGAATTACAACCAAATTACGAGGCTTTAGTAAAAATCTACTCAATGGCAGTAGAAAATATGATCATAACACCGATGGAGGCGCAAAAACGGGTATTTGGCGACACACTTCAGTCGAACAACTTGCCACCGGATGAATATTACAAAAAGTCATCACTTGTTCCGGCAATACAGCCTGAACCAATAGAGGAAGAATCTCAAACAGGGCAAGATATGCCAGAAATCACACCGGAACAATTACAGGAACTAATTAACACTAATGGCAATGGAACCAATGATTAAAAACCTTACGTTAAAAGTTGCCGATATTGACGGTAAAAAAAGGATGGTGAAGTTCTATTATGCAGCATGGGATAATGTTGATAGTGATGGAGATATAATCAGAAAGGGAGCGACATTAAAGACAACTAAAGAAAGAGGCCCTAACGGTAAGGGTATAATCAGGCACTTTGTAAATCACGAATTTAGAGCTAATCCGGCAGCTTTGCCCGTTGGTATGCTTACCGAAATGGGCGAAGATAGCACAGGAGCATGGGCATGGTCAAAGATGGCCAGAACGTCGCAGGGTTCAGATATTTATAACCTTTACGAAGATGGATATATTAACAACCATTCATTCGGGTTCGATTCAATACCTGGTAAATATAAACAAACAAATACCGGTATTGAGTTTTACGAGGTCAAAATATATGAAGTCAGCACTGTAACGACATTAGGAGCAAATGAAAATACACCTACACTTGAAGTAAAAGAAGATAAGGGAGCCGAGATAATCACTCCCTCAATATATGAATCACTTTTTGTCGAGCCGCAAACAAAAGCACTCAAAACGAAAGCCGATTTAACAGAATTAAGCAAATTAATTGATTATTCACTATTTAAAATTTAAAAATCATGGCAGAAGAAAAAAATGTGATCGGAGCCGATGAGATTAAAGATATGGCGCAATTTGCGGCTGCTTTAAATTCGCAGTTTAAAAAATATAATGATCTCCTTTCCGGTACGGCCACAAAAGACGAAATTAAACTCAAACACGCTGAGTTAATCGTCGAAAACAAAAAAATCCTTGAAAATGTAAAAGCTGAAGGCGATGCAATCGAGGATATGAAAAAGAAAATGGCCGATTTCACTGAAACAATAAAAGCGCAGGGCGCAACTATTGAAAAAATGAAAACTGCTTTTATTCCTGGGGAGGATCAAAAAACGCCTTTCCATGTAAAACTGAAGGAAGTTACTTCAAGCGATATGTTCAAAAAGTTTGCCAATGGCGATGTTGACAAGATGAGATATGAGATGCAATTTAAAGATGTTGCCTTTACAGGTACTTATGGATCAAGTGCAGCTCGTCAGGCTTATATGCCTTTCAACGTGCCACAGGGGCCAGACTTAGAAAGTTTTGATGTTCGAGTTGTAGTGCCGACAGGCACAACTGATTCAACTTCGCTGCAATACCCAACAGAACGCGCAGCTAGTTTAACCGATGCAACTGCGACAAAAGCTGAAAACACCGCCCTTGCTGAATCAACACTTGGATTCACAATGGGAACGGCAACCGCTCAAAAACTTGGTGCATTTATCGAGGTTTCAAGAGCAGCATTGAGAAATACCGCATGGTTAGAAAGTTATATAAATGGTAGGTTACTTGCAATGTGGATCAAAGCACTGAACACGCAGGTAATTGCAGGAGATGGAACAGGTACAAATCTAAGCGGATTGGTAACCAATCAAAATGCCTTTACTGGCATTGATGATAGTTTCATTGATGCAATTGATAGCCCAAATAACTTTTCAGTATTGAATTGTGCAAAAGGGGCGATGGAGGAAAACTACTTTTTGACTGCAAACGCCTATTTCATTAATCCAGTTGATAAGGTTTTGATGAGTGAAACAAAAAGCACTATTGGAGAATTTGTAGATACTGCCAGTTTCCTCAGTAGAGATTCTATGGGATATACAGGAGCGTTTGGCATGAGATCTGTCTCAAGTGCTGACATTACAGCCGGAAATTATTTAGTTGCCGCCGTAGCACCTGAAAATATGCAGCTGTTATTTAACGGCCCTATCGAAATATTAATGAGTGATTCCCATGCAAGCAACTTTATTGCTGACCTGGTTACAATCAAAATTCAAGGTTTTGCAATGTTGCCCATATACAAGGCAGGTTCATTGGTTGGTGGAACATTCGCAACAGACATTGGTAACTTAGAGTCAGGAGCTTAATCATGAAAAAATTAATTATAACATTAGCAATTTTGCTGGGCGGGATGTTCAGCTTTGCGCAGTCAGATTATACTTATAGCATGACAACTTCAGGCGATGCTTCTGGAAGTTTTTGGAGTTATGCAGATACAACATCAGACGGTGAAACATTAGACATGATCATACGGTTGAAATCACCTACCGTCATGGATTTGAGTTTTCAAATTATAGGCGATGAGGTTACCGGAGCAGCAACGCAAACGGCAACATTATTGGGTTCAAATGATGCGACCACTTATGTTGATTTAACCGATTCTACATTTGTCGATATATCGGCGGCTTTGACTGCTGACGGTTCTATATGGGTTAAAGCGAATGACATAAATTTCAGCTATATAAAGCTGCTTATGACAACCACAGGAACCGAAACATCTACATTTGATTGTTATTATTCATTTAGAAAAGAATAATATATATGGCTAAGCAAATAAAAGTCAAGGTAATTAAGTTAGCAGGTGAAACCGGCCTCATAAAACCAGGCCGGATTCTCCTTGTTGACAAAAAAAAGGCTGCAATCTGGATAAAGGCCGGATGGGTTAATGAAATTAAACCAGCAGCCAAACCGAAACATAAAAACAATCAAAAAAGTGGCTACACCAAAGTATCTAAGTAAATCAGATTTTGTAGGTGAGTTTCAATTGGATTTTGCCAACTACCCAACGTTTAACGATTTTGCTGTATACATCGAAAAGAAGTATATAAAAGCCGTAGTAGGTTTTGAACACTTTTATGAAATTTATGTGCTGATCAATAAAGCAGTAAAATACACCAATCTGATGAATGGGATCGCAGCTGGTTGGGTCGATGATGATGGATATACAAGAGAATTGAGAGGCATAACCGAAATGTTAAAATGTTTCTTTTATTATCATTTTGTACTTGAAGAAGAAGGCAAGGAAACCAGATCAGACCCAACAACCGCATACGTAGAAGCT